AGCATTGTAGCCAAGCTCATGCTGGTAAATTGAGCCATCAGATGCCGCGCCAATTGGCGTACCGAGAACAGATTGGTCGATCCACGCCGTGCGGTCAAGCGTCCCATAATCCCACTGCTGGGTGGCGATGTTATACTTGACGTAGCTATCGTTGTAGGTGGCGTTGGTCGATGGATAATACCACGTCACTTCGCCGAACGTGCTGTTCGTGGCGCACCGGATCAGGGAATAAAGGTTCGTGTTAATATTCTGGAATACCTTATCCCATACAGGGCATGGAATAGGCTCTGGCCCAGAGTTTGCCATAAGCATGAACTTCTGGGGCGACATCCAGAACGTGACGCCGTTCATCAAGCCCACAGCCTTCTTAGCAACCAACCCAGCCCCATCACCAATTTTATTGAACCCGTAGACATACGGAGGCCCAATATATTGCATCGCCCAAACCGCGAGGTCAGTCCAAACCAATGCCTGCTGTGGAGCTTGGATAACGCCGACGATCAACGATCCTTCAGGAATGCGGTATGAGCCAGCTTGGTTATTGGCCGATGCAATCCATGTCGTCGCATCGCCAGCATCTGACCAGCGAATTAATAATGGGTCTTGAATGCCAGTAGCCGTCGAACCATACGCCACAAGCTGCCGTGCAGGCATAGCGACAAAAATGCCCTGATTGGTCAGCGGCGCATTTTGCAGCAAGTAGGCCGTCGTTGAACTGAGGGTTGGCGACCAATAATAGATCGGGCCGCCTTGTGGGTTCGCCACAAGGATTTCGCCGAAGTTGTTAATCGTCCAATCGGTCGTCGTGATCGAGTTAACGGTTGTGGTGCCCTGAGTAACCCCGGCACCATATCCGCCCAATCCATAACCACCAGAACCATAGCCACCGCCGCCGTAGCCCGACGGGATGTTGAAGTAATAAACGAGATGCGCGTAACCATTATTCATGGTCACGGTTGTCGTGGCCTTGGCTGCCGTGCTGGTTGAAATTTGGAACGTCGACGACGTCGGCGCGGGGTTAGACGCGACAATGTAATTGCCGTAGATCGTCACGTTCGACGACGTCGTAGGGTACAGAAACGTAATCGTTTGGCCTGCAATATAATTGGTATTTGCCAAGGTCACGGTGACATAGTTGACCGTATTTGTTAGGGCAAATGTCGGCAATGCCGCAGCGGCGGAAGTTGCGTTGGCGGCGGTTGAAGCGGTTATTGTGTATACATTATAATAGGGCGACGATGTCGTATTCTGGATCGCGTACACGCCGCTCAAAATCAAATTGGCAATACTGATCGGCGTCTGGATATTGACGTTATATCCAGCTTGAAAAAGATTTGGGATGTACTGTGTGCCCGTACCAGTTGTGAATGACAACGCCGTGCCGCCTGCTGAAGCGGCTAGTTGATATGTCGTGGTGGTTGGATTAACCACATAGTAAGTTGTACCAGCGGTCAATGCTGACGGTACGGACCCTAGAAACACAACAGGGGTTCCAGCCGTTGGCACAATACCAACCGCGCCAGATGGCGCTGTGCCAACAGTAACCAAATTGCTTGCAAACGTAACAGATTGAACTCCGACGCTGACATCGTAAATTGTCACAGATGACGAACCAGACGTCGTCGATGCGATCGGAATTGTGGCCGTCTGAGTGCCGCTTTGTGTACTGCCGTTTGTACTAATTGCCGTGCCGCCGACTGTGGCTGAAATTTGGTAAGTTGTCGCTCCAGAATTAATAACCCAGTAGACCGTACCTGCGACCAGTGGTGATGGCAAGGAACCAGTCGTCGAGAAGACAATTGGCGTACCATTAATCGGGACTGTACCTGTCGGCGTGATAACCGCAGGGTTAGCTAATGAAATTGTGACCGTTTGCGATGAGTTGACTACCGAATCGGATGCAATCGTCTGCGGCGTAATGGGCGTCGGTGTGGTGCTGGATGCTGGGGCATAGAACAAGCCAGTCGACGTGCCAATTGCCAGACGTGCGACCGAACTCAAATCTTCCCAAGCGCGAAGTTCGTTTACGTTGCCTACGCCCGATGCATTGGTAAATTTGCTCGTTGTCCAAGCAAGCCAGCCGCCGATCTTCTGCACGAGGCCTTTGCCTGTACGATCTTGGATAAAGCGAACAAGCTGCGATTGCGAGAAACCCGCCTGATTAAGGGCGGGAGTTTCGTTTGTATCAATTCCGGGGATAAGCTGCATTGTTGCATGCGGCATGGCTTATCCTCGCGTCGGCGTGGCAACAGGGGATGGCGAATATGATGTCCAGCCATCCGCTTGGAACTTCTTGCGGGATTCTTCGACAATCGCGCCCTTTAGGAGAAGCTGATATTGGTTCTCGTAAGACTGCGCCATCTGCGGATCATCTGATTCGCGACCGAAATTGCGTTGGTAGGCCGACAGGTAGATCATCGAAGCCATAAGCAACAGGTCCGGCAGGTTCTGGCTGATAAACGTGTAGGTCGTGTCCGCCGATCCAGAAACAGCATAATTGTAGAGCGTAGGCTGACGGGTCGTGCCAGTTACGTTAAACGTGTAGTTGGTGTCGGTCCAAGGGCCAAAAATCACGTTCTGCTGGGCTTGGCCGCCAGTAGCTAGGTCACCACCGAACATTGCGAAATATTGCGGCGCACCTGCGCCAGCCGCTGTGCCGTAGACGTTTTGCAAAAAGCTCTTGGAAACAGGCGTAAGCGTCGATACCGCGTCAGTGCTGTTGTTGGTGGCCGTGATGGTCTGCAACGTGACAAAGTCAACCGTTGGATTAATCGGCAATTGATTCGTGCCGGATGCCACCGAGAATGATTGCTGGTTCTGGGTCGCCAGAAAATCGACATCGCGGCTGATTCGCAGCTCGGCGTAGTTGAGCATCTGCGAGATGATGTTCTGGAAGTTAACATCCGACGAGGTAACAAGGCTATTTGGCGACGTGCCCGTTGTGACAAGCGTCTGCTGCAAGATCGCCATCGTCGCGATCTGGGTCACATATGCGTTGTAGGATAGAGCTGTCGTCGTCGTGGTCATTTCTATTACCCAGCCATGTTAAATGCCGTGTTTTCGACTTCCGAAACACGCCGCGACCAGCCTTTACCGAAATTAGCATAGGTTGACAGACTTTGCAAAAAGGCTAATCGGGCTTCGCATACTTTTGTCGCAATCTCACGAGGGTTTGACGTTTCAAGAGCGCGAAGCGTGGCGGGTCCGATTTGTCCGTCTGGATTGGTATTGAGTACCGACTGAAGGGCTTTTGCGGCGCGGGACGGCCCCGAATTGATGGCAAAATCAAAGACGGCATAATCCACACCCGCAGGAAGATCGTCTCCCTTTATCGTATCCCAATACTTGGCTTTGTACAGGGGCATGACGTCGTTGGGCGTTAGTGCCTTGATATCGTCCTTGGTTACCGAATGTCCAATATACTGTTCCCAAACTGCTTTAGTGCATCCTAAGTTGGTCGCACCGCCGGGGTCCGCAGGGTTATCGACATATCCGCCCTCATTTTTAAGCACGAGGTAAAAGCATTGCTCGAAGTTGTTTTTCATTTGGTCCCGCAGAACTTCTTCCACTTGTCGTCATGGGCAAGAATTTCGCTTGCCGTCGTGTCCGTTAGCTTGTCAGCCTTGCGGACATAAATAGGCTTTACCCAGTTGCAGGACGTATCGAGAATCTTGGTTTCTGGCTTGGGCATGCATGCGGCAAGAGGCAACATGGCAAGCAACAATAAACGTTTCATGGTTGGCTCCACTGCTTTTGAAGGGTGTCTTGTGGGGTATTATCTTTTGCCACAGACTGGTCTACAGCCTCAGCAACAGTGTCAACCTTTTGTGCATGCTCGATGGCGATCGTTTCCTCACGAGCCTGCTCGGTCGCAGCGCCGAGGTCTTTTTCATGGTTAGCCCAAATGGCGTAGCCGATGATCAAGGCGACGACGATCGCGATCCGCTGTACCCAAGGGTTAAGAAGCAGAAGAAACATTGCTTGGCTCCGTCTTAGACTTTAATGCTAGGCCGCCGCCCCCACCTGCAAGGATGGCGCTTGCGCCGATAGCCCAATTTTGAGGGTCAAAGTTTCCGTGTTGCACGGCGTGGTAAGCACTAACTGCACAATAAACAATCGACATTTTGGCCCATAGAATGCGGCCAATATCCCAAGTTGCGTTGTCCACTCCTGTGAACATGTGTTTTAAAGCCTGAAGCATTTTATTTCACCGTGATCATGAGGAAAATACCGATTGCACCGATACCCAATATTAGAAAACCGACTATGCTGTTAACCATAACCAAATCCCTGCGGTTTTCTTCCTGTTCTTTAAGCGCCGCAGCAGCCTGCCTAGCCGCATCCTTCCGCATCTCGATGATCTGCCGTTGGATGCCTTCCCATGCTGCTTTTCCGTATTGACCAACAAACAAGTTTTTGACTTCAAGCTGCATATCGAGGGCTTTGGCTTTGACGGCATACACCTTTACCGCCTCGGCTTCAAACTCGGCCTGCGATTGGAATAGTTTTTTCTTGCGCGGCGTGGATGCAATTGTAACGATTTGGCCTATTTTGCCAAAAAGATT